GCAGAACTAGCTTGTGTGTCATTTGGATAATCTCTTAATAAAAATGTAACTTGTGTATTACCTGTTTGAGATAAAAAGTCAGGTACAAATCTTCTTATCTTCATAAGATACTCACCGTCTCCTTTAAATGTTGCAACACCTGTTTGCTGTCCTTGAGATGATCTTGCTTGTGTAATATCATAATCTCCTGATTCAATGCTAGCAACAATAGCTGTAGTTGCACCACCTTGGACTTGATCAGTTCCTGTTTCATGTTCATAGTATATTGTTCTACCTTCTGTGTTTCCTACGACATCAAAAGATGTATCCGTTCCTGCTTCATATTCTGTTGCATGTGGACTACCAAATACTGCAGAGTCTTCCCACATAGTTCTAGCTAAAGATCCAACAGTCCATACTGGTCTTTGTGGTGATGAATCAAAATAATTATACGCAACCATTCTATTAACTACTGATGATCCTGTAGTTGGATAAAACCATATAACTTCACCAAACAAATTATTTAATCCAGCAGATATCATTTGGTTACCAGATTTTAAATTTACATTGTCGTAAACAAAATCTTCTACTAAACACGGTAGTGATTCTAATCGACCGGCATATCTAAAAAAACCATTCTCTGACATCCAATACGCAGCACCATCAACTTCAACACATGCGTTCTGTCCTGCAAGTCCACAGTTAGTTCCAACTTGTGCAAAGGCAAAAGTAAATGGTTGACCAACAAAACGTTGAGTGAACAATGCAGTATCGGTCCAAACATAAATTGCATCTCTACCTCTGATTGCTCCCATGATCTGTGATCCGTCGGCCAATCTCTGTGTACCAGCTGTATTGGTTGCTGTAGGCACGTATGTATTTATGTCTTCTTGATCTGAAAATCTTACAAACATATTGTCTTGTGTTGCAGGTGTTCCAATAGTTGTCTCTGTTCCAAAAAATACTAAGTGTCTATCAGGAGTAGATACTAACATATGACGTGATGCAGTTGGTGCACCAGATATAATACTAGCTCTAATTGTTTCTGCATTTGTTGCAGCAGAGTTCCATTCAAAAACAGCACTGTCGTGAATTAAACAAATTGCTTTGTCGCCAAAATTATCTAAAGACCACATGCCAGGTTCAAGAACTAAATCACCTGATGCAGCTTCTCCCCATGCTACAAAGTTTGTTGTACTAGTAACTGTTGCACCTCCACTATGTGCAGCTTTTGTTGTACCCCTTACTTCTCTAGTTACACCTGTAAGTTCATTACCAGATATACCTGTGTATGAAATTTCTTCGTTATCTATTTTAATAAAGTTTGTACCTGAGTCTGGAAATTGAGACACATCATTTAATATAATACCAGTGGTTACAGTATCATTGATACCATTAGTTAATGTTGTTGTAGGTTCTCCTGCTACTTCACCACCCCATGATCCAAGTGACCAACCAAAACCTTGTGCTTGCACTGCTGGTCCTACTGGATAATAATGTTGTACTCTAATACCACCTGATGTTGTTGCACCAGATCCAGATTCATTAGATGGCATTGTAATAGTTATAGTTGTGCTCGATGGTACAGTTGTTACCATAAATTTTTTAGTATCAAAATCAGCTGCACTATAATTAGAATTAGTTATTGCAGTAAAATTATCTAATAAGATTATATCTTGTGCAGATATACTATGATCACCACTAAAAGTTATTGTAACAGTTGCTGATCCGTTAGTAGTGCTGAATGCATTTGAAAGCGTTGTTGTAGATTTAATAGGATGTATGTCATAGAATACACCACCTGAGTATGCATATAAAATTCTGTTTGTGCCAATGATTGCATACTTTCTAGCTTTACTATTTACAAAATGATGAAGTCCTCTACCTGCACCAGTTAGTGCATCGTCCCCTAATTGTTTCCATCCACCTATTTTTTCTGGAGTACCATATCTAAAACGTACATTATCACAGTCAGTCCATTGACCTTCTGCTGTAGTAGGTGTTATCTGTTTGTTTATTCCAGGTTGAAATCCTATTTTTTGTAACATATTTACCTTGCATTGTTTGGCACACCAGAAGAATTTACAAATGGTGCTTCTGCAAATGCCATATATATGTATGTTACACCACTTTGATTTCTATAAGTTCCTGTTGTTCTCATTTTAAAACCATTAGAAAGCATATCAATACTATTAGATGATTGATCTGCACTTGTAGTATTTGGAAAAAGAGCAGTTGTTGTTTCGTTAGATGGGTTTCTTTTATTATCACTAACTATCCAATCTTCGCCACTTATACTTGATGTTTTACATAAGACCCAAGCTGGTTTAAATCCTGTATAGACAAATGTTCCATCTGTATTTCCATTTCCTGTGTAGCTTCCAAATTTTGAGTAGCCTTTGATACCACGAAAACAATATGAAATTATTTTATCTGAACTATGGTTTGTTGTTCCATCTCCACTTGTGTGAAGTGAATATACAGTTGATGTTGGGTCTGTATCTCCCCATTCATTAGTCGTTGAAGCCCCAGCACTTGTATTTAATATTAATTTTTTGTCATTTGCTGTTGCAAGATTATGATTAAAAATTGTCCAATAATTATAAGAAGAACTACTACTATCTCTATTTTTTGAAATTATCATTTCGGGTACACCACCTAAATTATGAGCCACACTTTGACTTGAACTTCCATTTGAAGTGTATGAAACAATGCTAAATCCTGCTGTTTGACTAGACGATCCTGTACTATCTAAAGTTCCAACTCCAGTTGCACTTGCGTCATTGGTAAATGATGTTCCTGCTTTCCAATTCCAAGCAACATAAGTGTAAGACGAACTGTTATAACCGCTATCTGTAGTATTTAAAGTAAATCCATTACTATCAAATGAAGCTAAACCAGCAGATATAGTTTCTTCAACACCATCACTATTAGAAGGTAACATTTTTGTTACACCTCTAACACTATCCATCCATCTGTGGTTGTCAACTTTAGTTCTTGGTTTTAACCAGATTAAATTTGGTTGCATAGATGTATCGGTATTATCAAAAGTTATTGCGTTATCAGTTGAATCATCACCTGTCCAAAGAACTGACTGAAAATATAATTCTGGGTTGTCGACTGTTGTGTAGGCCATTATCCGAACTCCGCTAGGTTTTTAGTGTTAAGTGTATAACCACCTTTTGTTGCAAATTCAAAGTTTCCATAGCCATTTGCATCTGTGTTGCTAGTTGAGATTGCATGAGCTGGAGAACCATAATTAATTGACATAGTTTGGATATAAACACTATGCATAAAAAACCATAATCCAGTTGAGTTTGAACTTGTTGGTAAATTTATTGAACCTTGATCTGCATCATTTTTATAAAATTTAATTGTTGGAGTACCAGCATCTAAATCTAAAAGAACTCCGATAATATCATTTACAGTAAAAGAAGCACCGTAAGAATTTTGACTATCACTTTTATAATATGTACCGTTATTATTAAAATAACCAATTTGTAATGCACCAACTCCTACATAATTTGGTGGTGAAGCACCCCAACTATTAGGATGGTAACTATCTGTAACACCTATAAGTCCATATGGAACTGCACTTTCAGCAGTAATTAAAACTTCATGATACCATTTACCAGAACTAAGACCTATTGTTGACATAGCATTTTTCCAAGCTGTACCAGTAGAAGCTAAAAGTAAATTACCTTCAGTTAAATTTGGATTATAATTTAATAATGGATTTCCTACTGCATGATTGTTGGTACAAGTATCTAAACTCTGGTCCGTTGCTGCTAGACTTACCTCTGTTAAATCTGTTCCACCATTAACATCATTACCTAAATTACTTGCATCTTCAAAGTCTAAATAAAATCCATTTGTGCCAAAGGTTAAACCAGATACATCTTTTGGTTTCCATATTGTCGGACTGTCAGAATCATACTCACCAAATTCTGTTGGTGCAAGTTGTAAACCATCAATTAAAACGAATTCTGCCATATATGAATTTATAGCATAAGTAGAAGTAGAACCCGGGTGATTTCCAACACCTAATACTGTTCCATTATTATTAACTCCCATCTCTGCATCTTGTGCTGGGTAATCAGATTGTTCACTTAAAGTTTGTTGAACATTATTAACATATAATTTTAATCTATTTGTTGATGTTCCTTGTGTTGTGTCCATAGCTAAAACGATATGATACCAAGCTGTATAATCTCTTAAGACAGGTGTAGTTCTAAAACCATCTGCACCATAAATATGAAGTGATAAAGTATCTGTAGCTGAACCAGAATGACCCCCATTATCTATTCCAAAAAGAAAGTTTGTACCGTCATTAGTTCCATTGGCCGCCATTAACATTCCACCATTTGAACCATATGCTCCTGTTAATTTAGTCCAACAAGACATTGTCCAAGTTTTTCTATTACCACCTGATTGAGTTTTGTGTAGATAGGCATTACCATCAAGTCTAACAGAGTTAGCTACATCATATCCTGTGTCTTTTATGGAGTTAGTTCCAGGTATAAGTAGTGACATTAGTTCTCCAATGTTGGAAGTTCGCCTAATGGTCTTGTAACAGAACCATCTGATTGTTCTGTGTATGTGTATAAAGTTTCTAAAGCTGGAGTGTTACTTGCGTTTGTTATAGCAGTTTCCATTTCTGCTTGTTTAGTTCTAACTGCATCTCTGTGAGTAGATATAGCACTTGGTATAGCAGTAGATTTTTCTGCGTTTCTAGTTATGTACCAATCAGTATCATTTAGTATTCCAGCTACTTGCTGTTTTAAAGTTCTAATTAATGTTGTTTTTAATCCTTCAACTTTTACATCTCCAACTGATTTGTCATTTGGTATTAAACCATCTGTATTATCTTGGCTTGTATATAAACTATCTGCGTGAGCCTTAGCAGTAGCAGTACCATAAGAAGCTGTTACAGTATTGTCAGCAAAAGCATAAGTTTGATTAGTATTAATATACCACTTCTCATCTTTTTTATTTGTTGAATCAGTTATTACTTCATAGATACCTAGGGCATTTAATTCTGAATTTGACCATAACTGAAATATTTTAGCTGGGTATCTTACATCTCCTATAACCATAGATTTAGGATTGTTAATTAATTTTGTTATTTCGTTATTTGTTACTAATGCGTACATATTATATCCTAACTTTCACTTAAATTTAATGTTCTACCTACTTCTTGCCATACAGAGCCATTGTATCTAAATACCAATATGTCTGCTTTACCATCCGCACTTGTAAATGTTGGTGCAGTTGATGCTGCAAATTCAAATACAGTATTAAAAGCAATAGTGTGTGAACCATTGTAATTAATCTCAACACAAATAAATGAACCTTCAACTGAATTAGTTGGTGCAGCAAATGTAGTATTTTCTGTTGTTAGATGAAATGCGTTTGGTTTCGCTTGTACATCCCAAGCTACAGCATTTGAAGATGATGATAATGCTTGTTGTGGAATATAAGCTAGATCATTAAATTTAATATATCCAGTTCCTTTTGTTGTAATTTCTAACCCAACATTTGTATCACCACCTGATACAGCAAGACCAGGATTATTACCCGTTGCAGCATTAGTTACTTCTAATTCATTAACTGCTGAAGCTGTTGTTTGAAATATAATTTGTTCCGCTCCATTTGCATCTGCAATAAAACCTGCATCTACAATTTTTGGAGCTGTTAAAGTTTTGTTTGTTAAAGTAGACGTAGAAGCATCTGATACTATAGTTGAGTTACCACCAGTGCTTGGTATTGTTAAAATATTACTAGCACTTTCTGAGTGAGGTGCAGCTTTTATTTGTTGTCCATGAGAATTATTTTCACAATTAAATTGAATAGCCCCTTGATTTGTATTACCTTTAACAGTTACATGTCCTGTTCCATTTGGTGCTAATTCTAAATCTGCATTTGAAGTTGTTACAATATCTTGACCATTCATATCAAGATTACCACCTAATTGTGGAGTTGTATCATCTACAACATCTCCTAGTCCAAACTGTTGCATTGTAATATTTGGATTACTGCCATCATCTGCTTTTGCGTATGCAATTACAGTTTTACCGTTTGCAACTGTAGCAGAAGTCCCTGTACCTGTTGCATATTTAAATACAACATTCTGTGATCCAGAAGTTGCATTTTTTAAAATGTAAAAATTTTGTACGTCTAAAGGTATTGTAACATTTCTAGATGCTGTAAGTGATCCTGTAAATTCTATAATTCTATGTGAAAGAGTTGCTCCAGTTGAACCATCAGATACTGAAAGAGTTGTGTCACCTGAATCAGCGACAGCTTGAGCTGTATAACCGCCAGCTATTTGTTCAATAATACTTAAATTAGTATTTGTTTTTGTTCCCCAAGTACCGGCGTTTTCACCAGTTGCTTGAAGTTCTACCCCTAAAGGTGTGTATGTTGATGCCATAAAAAATTCTCCTACGCTGCTACATCGTTATAGCTGTTATTTGATCCTGTTGCAACATTGGAATAACTATTATTTGTTCCTGTTGAAACATCACTATAGCTGTTATTTTGACCGGGGTCAACATTACCATAAGCAAATATGTTTACAGTTCCTACACTAAACGTTGATGATAGTCCAGTTAATCCTACTACAATTTGAGGCACAATTATTGAACCAATATTAAATGAAGCTGATACTCCAGTTATTCCTAATGTCATATCATTAGGGTCTAAAGCACCAACACTACCTGTCATGCTAATACCAGTTGGATTAGCAACAGCACCACCTAATCCAACAATAGAACCAATTTGAGTTTCCATAGAAAGACCAGAAACAATAACAGTATCGTTTGGTATAGTTATAGAACCTAAAGTAAATGTAGCTTCAATACCTGTTAATGATGCTTCTTGTGAAGATGTTCCAGTTGCAGTACCTTGTGTTAAAGTTATTTCTTGACCAGAAATAATTACTGTCTCATTTGGAGCAAAAGCCGTACCTTGTGATAAAGTTAAATCTAGACCGGTCAAACCAATAGTCATGTCAGCTACAACTGGCACACCTAATGCAGCTGTAACTTGTTGACCTGTTAAACCTAAAGTTACGTCATTAACTGTTAATGAACCAATTGAAAATGTTGCTGATAAAGTTGTATCAATTACAACAGGAGAAAACGCTTCACCTTGTGATAATGTAATTTCAAAACTTGTAGGTGTTATTATTTGATCTGGAACATCTAAAGTTCCAACACTACTTGTGATTTGTATACCTGTTAAAGAAATTGTTTGATCTGAAAGATCACCCCAGCCACCATCACCACTCCAGGCTTGAGCACCCCAGCCGGTTTTTAAAGTTGTAGCTTGACCCCAATTAGCTTGGTCCCAGGTTAATCGGCCCCATCCTGAAGTTACCGACATGGTCGGCCTCCTATGCTAATCTGATTATTGCTGCTGTCGCGTCGTTTGCAGGAAACTCAATTTTAAAAGTTCCGTTACTTGCTGTTTTGTCACCACCAAAAGCAATAATCGCTACAGAGTCAGTTGTACTTGAACCCGTTCCTGTAGTTGTATTATAAATCATTGCACCGTTTGCAGTGAAAGAAGCTGATGAATATGTAACATCAGTAAAATCTGTGAATGCAGTTGTTCCTGTTAAACCAACTCCTGATCTTGTAAGAGATGCTCCTCCAGCTGTATAAGCTGTTCCTGATGTATTTGTAACTTCATTTGAAGTTGAGTAATCTGTTGTTGCAGCACCTAAAGAAGCTGAACTTGTAAATAATGCAAGTTTAAAAGTATCACCACCAGATGATGCAAAATTGTGTTTACCTTGTAAAAGTTCTTGTTTGAAACTTGAACATATTGCTGATGTTATTGCCATAATTTAATCTCCTACGGGTTTGCTGAGGTTACTGGTATTCTAACTGCTCCGTCTGTGTAGTCGTCTCTTCGTCTTCTACCAACTTGCTCATTAGCAAACTTCTGTACCTCTTGTTTATATTTATTTTCGTATAAAGTCAACATGTCTATCGGACCTTTTAAAAATCCATAAGCCTCTGATAAACAGCAATATAAAAGCCCATTTGGAAAATTCATACTAATATAATTAGTGCCACTTCCTTCTAATAAAGCAGGCATTTTATTAAAATGTATTCTAGCTAGATAATTTGTGTTTGGTGTTGGAGATAAAAATATACGACCAGAAGTCGTATCTGTATCTCCTGTACCTCCTCCAAAAGAAGCATAATATTTTGGTTTACCTTGAGC